AACCAGCGGCAGAGTGGTAACGTCGGAGCGCTGGAAGAGGAGAGCCTGAAGTTCGAGCTGAACGTCCCGTACGCCGGCACGACCCCGTACATCACCACGCCCTTCGGGTGGTTCCACGCCTCAGGTTCTCCGATCCCGGCTGCGATCAAGAACATGATCACGGCCTGGCTCGCCGACACCAACGTGTACGGCAAGTACCTCCACGATGGTCTCGTCGGCTGGAAAGGTCAGGGCGTCATCACGAGCCTGAGCCTCTCCGGAGGCATGGAGGCGCCGAACGCGTTCGCTCTGAACTTGCAGATGAGCGGCGCGCCGACGATCATCTAAGCAATGCTGCTGGGGTTCGCCGTTACGTGGGTAGCGGCGAGCCTCTGCAGAGATGTGACAGAAGGGCTAGTCGGCCCTTTTGAACAGTTCAGGAAAGGTTTCACCATGAGTTCAGCGGAGCGCAATGCCCTTAGGGCGAAGGTCCTCAACAACAAGCCGACGCACAAGATCGTCGAGCTGGATGACGGGACCAAGATCGAGGTTCGGCAGACCACGGTCGGCCAGATGCTCGACGCGGTGAGCGAAGAGAACACGAAAAAGAGGATGGCGACGGTCCTCATCGAGTCCTGCTACGTTCCCGGGACCGACGAGAAGGTGTTCGAGGATGCGGACTTCGAGGTGCTGATGGGCATGCCGTCAGGCGGCGTCTACCAGAAGCTCATGGATGCCATCAACGCGCGCGATCTGCCGGAGTCGATGGAGGCGGCAAAAAAGACCTAAAGCGGCACCCGCGTCTCCTAGCGGTGTACTTTGTAGGGTACCACCTGGGGCTGACAGAAAGTGAAGTACGGGCGATGTCGATCCAAGAGCTAGCCCGATGGGTCGTCTACTTAGGGACATACGTACATGGCGGCAAGACGAACGGTCGACCTCGGCACAGTAGGATTCGGCCTAGTCGCTGACACGAAGGCACTCGAGGCGTCTATGAGGACGCTTCGGGCCTTCGGTCGCCAAGTCAACGACTTGGCGAATCAGGGTGGTTGGGCTGACCCGATGTTCAAGAAGTTCGCCTCCATCGAGTCGATCCTCACTCGCCTGCAGGTGCGTGTCCAGCAGACCACACAGAGGATGCGCGAGGCGGGTCTAGCAGCCGCCGAGATCGACAAGGTCGAGCAGGCGTACCGTCGCTTGCAGAACACGATGACCAAAGGTGCAGGGGGTCTCGGGCCTCAGGAGATCCGTCGTGGCATAGCGGGCATGAACTCGATCCTCTCTGCCGCCAATGCAGAAGCGGCAGCCGCTGCGACCTCGAAGCTTGCGACCACGTTCAGGGACTTGGAACGTGCAGCTATCCTCGCCGTAGGTCCGTTGAGCGGGATTGGCGCCAGAATGGCCGTCCTCTCAGCATTGTTCGATTCCACGTCGGCGAAGATGGCCCTCTTCATCGCTGGTACGGTGGGGGCTGTCACTGGGATCAGCATGTTAGCGGTTGCTGGTGTCAAGGCTACCATGGACATGCAGAAGTTCGACGCACAGTTGACAGCGTCGACTGGAGCGTCTGGTCTCAACGCCAAGGCGTACGAGTACGTCGCCTCGGTAGCTGACAGGCTCGGTGTGAACGTGCGTGCACTTGTCGAGCCATACGCCAAGTTTACCACTGCCGCTCGGCTGTCCAATGTCCCGTTGGAGCAGCAGCGGCATATCTTTGAGGCCGCAACCATCGCTGGCCGCGCGATGATGCTGAACGGTGAGCGCATGAGCTTGGTCTTCCTCGCCCTGGAGCAGATGTTCTCCAAGGGTACAGTCTCGATGGAAGAACTGCGTCGCCAGTTGGGTGACTTGCTTCCCGGCTCGTTCGAGCTCGCCGCCAAGGCGATGGGCATGACGAACTCCCAGTTCATCAAGGCCATCGAGAACGGTGAGATCATGGCGAGGGACTTGCTCCCGAAACTGGCGAAGATGTGGAAGGACGTCTTCGGGCCAGCTGCGGAGAAGTCGTCCAAGACTCTCCTCGCCGAGCTCGAGCGGCTCAGATCATCGACGTTCGAGCTCCTGAAAAAGTTCGACGAAGCGACCGGGTTCTCTGAGACGTTCCGGAGAGTCGTCATCGCGACCAAGGAGGCTATGGACTCCTTGCGCGTGAACATGGATTCCCTGATCGCCACGTTCGGGCTCTTCGCAGGCGCCGGAGCTGGCTACCTCGCGTACTCCCTGTTCCTGAAGATGATTCCTGCAGTAGGAGCCTTGGCTACTGGCTTCCTCGCACTCAGGACTGCGACCCTTTCGTGGGCGGCAGCGATCGCCGCACTTGAGTCATCCACGATCATCGGGTTCTTGGCGCGTATCGCACTAATGGCGACAGGCGCTGCAGTAGGATGGCGTATGCTTTCGGCTGGAGCCGAGGACGCATCGAAGAAGTACAAGGACTGGAATGAGCAAACCTTGGAGTGGATCAAACTCCAGGAGCGGATGGGAGAGGCTCACAAGGGTACAACCGAACAGATCAAGGCTGAGAATGCCGAGCGGCTCTCTATGGCCAAGCTCGAACTCGGTGTAGCAGAGGCTCTCCTCAATGCGCAACTAGCGTACGCCAGAGCGAACCTCCCAACTATTGTACGCCGCCGCAAAGTGTCGAACCGCTCGCTCGGTGACACTATCATCGAGAAGGGCAAGCCTGAGGACGACCCGGAGGTCAAGGCTGCCCAGGAGAAGGTTGACGCACTGACACAGGCGGTGTCACGGTTGGAAAGCATCCGTGACAGGCTCGCCAACCTCAAGGTAGCTCCTGACAAACCGGAAGTGAAGGAAGCGGGTGACGCCTGGAAACACTGGCTCGACCGTATCAAGAAGGACCTCCGCGAAGTCGAAAGCCTCAAGGAACAGATCAGCGCTGGTGCAGTAAGCAAGGAGCAGATGGACTGGCTCCAGGCTCTCAAGAAGGCTGAGGATACCATGGCGTCCCAGCCTGAGAAGAAGCGGGGTGCTATCGAGGCTCTGCGGAAATCCTTGGCCGATGCTGGTTTCGCCGGAGCTAACCTCACGGAGCAGTTGGCCAAGATGTACCTGATGATAGAGCAGCGCAAGGAGTCGGTGAAGTACCTTGAGGAGCTCCCCAGGAAGATGAGCGAGGGCTGGGCTAACATCAGTGAGATGTTCGCCGAACTCGAGGCACGTACCAAAGGCGCGCTGGAGGCGGACCCGGAGAAGGTGAAGCAGAACGAGCAGCTGGAGAAGAACGTACAGCGGTTGGTCGGCTTCCTCAAGGACATGAGGCTGGAGCAGGAGCAGATCAACTACCTGACAGCTGCATACCGCAGAGAATGGAAGGAGATGACGGACGTCGAAGCGCAGCAAGAGCGCATCAAGAAGGTCACCCATGCTCTCGCTCAGCTCGAGGATCATATCGGCGACTCGCAAGAGAAAGCGGCGTTTGATCGGATCAAGAACCTGAAGCTCATCAAGGAAGCGCAGGAACTGAACATTATCACCGCCGAGAAGGCTGCCAAACTCGCGGATACGGTTGAGGCTGACACGTACCGCAAGGCGCTAGACCGTGCTACGCTCTTCGGTCGAGACCTCAGGTCACTATTCCACGGTCTGGAACGCGGGCTACTCGACGCGTTCTACGACATCACACATGGCGTAGAGGGCGGATGGAAGCGGCTCTTCTTGTCCCTTGAGCGCACAGTCTTCGACTTCGTCGCCAAAGTCATGGTGATCGAACCCATCATGAAGCTCCTGTTCGGCGGTGCGTATACTCGTCGGAATGAGGACAAGGGGACAGGGATCTTCGAAGGCGCCCTCATGTCGCTGTCGAATTTCGGACGCGGCTCAGGAGTAGTTGAAGGCGAGTGGGATTGGATGCGCCGTATCGGATCATGGTTCAGAGGCGGTGATCCCCTCTCCGGTTTCAGTCCGTCACTGGCAGCCACTCCTACGGCGCAGCTGATCGACCCCAGCTGGCTCGAAGCTGGAGCGGGTCTCTTCGGATTCGCGTCAGGTGGCAGCTTCAAAGTCGGCGGAGGAGGCGGAGAAGACAGCAGTCTAGTAGCCTTCATGGCGACACCTGGCGAAGAGGTTGAAGTCAGACGTCCCGGGCAAAGTCGGTCGGGGATTACCATCGTCCAGCACAACCACTTTACGCTTGGTATCCGCACCGAGGTACGAAGCGAGATTGCGCAACAGCTACCAAAGATCACGGAGGCGGCCAGACAGGCAGTAGTGGACGCGCAGAAACGAGGAGCTAACGAGTAATGCCGATCTCCTACCCTCTTAGCTGGCCTACTGTCAGAGGCGTATCGCACATCATGATCCGCGCCCGGAGTTCTGTGGCGCTCTCGATGTCCCCGTTCACCTTTGAGCAACAGGCGCAGGTCAATCAGGGCGAGATGTGGGAAGCCGATGTCGAGCTTCCGCCTCTCGTTCGTGCCAATGCCGAGGAGTGGGTAGCATTCCTCCTAGCGATGAACGGCCGTGAGGGCCGTGTTCTGATGGGTGATCCCGTCAATACGTCACCTCGCGGTACATGGTCAGGTACCCCTTTGGTGAACGGCGGACTCCAAACCGGCAAGGT